TGCTAATGTAATTTTTGTAAGCAGTAAAAGTGTTAATGCTTGTGTCATGTTTATACTCATCAGGCATAGCTCTAGTAAATGGTGTCAACTTTGACATGTGAGTTGCATCAAGTGGAAAGAGTTTATCTGCATGTGCAAGAGTATGTAAACAGGAATGTATTTTAGCATATCTATTTGAATACTCTTCACATAATGCTAAACCATGTTTAATTAACCATCGTGCATTTGCTATTGTCTCGTTTGCCCATACAGTGCAAGGATGATTACGAAAAGCACCCTTGTCAGTTGCATATGGTGTGCCATCTTTCTTAGGTAATTTACCATATCCACGACCCCACTTTTCTGATGCTACAATAGATAACATTTGACATGTCTCTAGGGGCATCTTAACCACATGCTTATCTGGTAAGCATTGTGCTGAGGCAACAGGATCTGGATCAGTTACGAAGATGTTCATGAATTAGGTTCGAGAGCAATAAGATACTTAACATTGTCTGCTTCAAAACGAGCAACGTTAGCCTTACTTATAGTTACATCATAACCTTGAGGATAGAGTTTTAGGTTTTCCATCTTAAAACAGTAACAAAACTCATCATTAGTTTCACCAACCACAACTGAGTATGTATTGGATGTATCATTCTTCTTATCAGTTAAGCACAACTCCATCTCACTACCATTACCAGTTAAGCATAAGTCAGGCACACCACAAATAGACCATGCCTTACGAATCTGCTGAAGCACTGGTGCTTCTAACCTAAAGGATACATCTTCAGAAGGAAGATCAACTTCTTTATCAGGTGGTTGAACAATAATGTCTGGATCTGAATAGAAGAATTTCACCCTAGATCTACTATTCTGATTGCTGATTAACAAATGACTGCTTGTATCAGTATCAATTTGTGGACTGCCATCAAATAGATTAAAGAGTGAGATCAAAGATGGTAAATCATAGATCGCCATATCACGATCAAAAGTTTCTTGCACCTTTGCTTTGGCAAGAATGTTCTTATTTAAACTAAGTGTTTCAATCTGATTACCAGGTTTAATAACAATTGACTTATTAATAGTCGAAAAGTTTTGTAATAGATCAATGGTCTCTTTAGAAATTACTGTCATTTGTCGTAATCAACTGCGAATGATGTGGTGTTGTTTGCTGCTAGATCTTGTGATTTAGCACGTTTATCGTTGAAGTGGCATAGGAGAACTGCATAGTGAATAATCTTAATGATATCCCTTCTTGCTGTACCCTTTCGATCATACCGAGAAGCATACTTAAGGATATTACTCCTACAGAATGCTTCAGCATCTCCAACAGAATCAATGAGATCTAATGTTTGCACCCTACCAGCACTGTAGTGACCCTGATAGGTGGAACTGATATAATCAGATACCTCCTTCAGGATTTCATTTTCACTATACTTCATTATTATCTTGTTTGTCCTCCTCAGTATACTCTGTTTCTTCTCCTGCGTCAACCTTTGTATAAAGGTCTAGGAAAGATTCCTTAGTGTCATCATCAAACCTAGCAATACAATTAGTAATTGCTTTAAGACGATCACCAAAGATCTCTTTAGCTTGCACGATATGAACTAATCTACGAGTGGTTATAACTTCATCAACACCACCATCATAGAATGTCTTACGAATAACACCTGCCCACTTGATTAGGTTATCAGCAAACTCTTGCTCACATCCAGCATTAAGTAAGATCTTAGTCTCAACAACTGGAGTAGGATAATTCTGCTCAAAGGTTACAGGGAATCTTTCTAAGAAGGCTTCGTTGAGCACATTAGTTCCAATAAATCGTCCGTCTTCGGATCCTTTACCTTTAGTGTTAGCAGTTGCGATGATGTTGAATCCGTCTTTTGGTTGGACGTATTCTCCGATTTTTTTAAGGAAGACTCCTTTTCCTTCAAGAATGGATTGGAGACAGAGAATTTTATTAGAGGCAAGGTCGATCTCGTCAAGGAGCAAGATAGCACCTCGTCTGAGTGCTTCGATGACTGGGCCATTGTGCCATGCGGTGTTACCATCAACAAGACGGAAACCGCCAATAAGATCGTCTTCATCTGTTTCGATTGTAATGTTTACACGAATAAGTTCTCTACCCAACTGAGCACATGCTTGCTCTACTGATAGAGTCTTACCATTACCAGAGAGTCCAGTAATGAATGTGGGATAGAATAACTTTGACTGAATAACTTTCTTAACATCAGAGAAGTTACCAAAAGGAACATAATTAGGATCCTTTGCTGGTGCAAGATTTTCAATTGCTTTCCTCACTTGTCTAGTGACTTGCTCTTGAACTTCTTTAGCTTCTACAATACTAAGATTCCACTTGCCACGACCAACCTTAGAAAACTGTGGTAACTTATTCATTCTCTTTGTAACGCTTTGAGTCTTGACACCAACACTCTCAGCAAAACTTGTTACTTGGTCACTAGTAATATCTCCAGTATCAAAGAAGGAGATTAGGGCATCGTCTGTAAATTTTGCTTGAAAGGTCATAGATCTCTTTTGTTTATAGATTAATTATAACACGCTCAAGCCACGAATCAACCATCAGTGGTCACTTTCTAATGTGTCCACACCCTAGTCAGTTGCCTTACATCACTCACACCATATAATGCCTTGCATCTTTGTATAGCATCTTCTCTCAAATTAGATTCACAAACAAACTCTACTTTAGTAAGTCTGTTTGATTGTAATAATATGTATGCTGACCATTTAGTATTTTGCATCTGGTTCATCAAACAGTATAGTATCTATATATTTCTCTGCAAATTCTTTATCAAACCATTTAGATAATACTGCTAGAGTCTTATCGTTTTTCTTTTGTGACTTACAATACCAAATCTGATCATCAATTCTTCTCATTACATTAGGCCAAAAATGATCATGTTTAGCATCACGTACAACATCACAAAATATTCTTAGGTACAATGATACTACACAATAATAATTTGCTTTATCAATCTCACTTTTAAGACGCATGAACTTACAATGGGGAGAGAATATTTCTTCACTCCATAATGGTAAAGGTCTCTTATGTTTAAAGGTAAAGTTATTAGCTACTCTTGCTATATCAGGATACACTCTCTCTGCTCCATATACAGGTGACACATCCACAATTGCAGCAGTGACTGTTGTTGGAGTAGCAACAATATCACATCCAAAGATAGGAATATTATATCTGGGATCTGGAAATAAAACACAATGAAGCACATCCATACCTTGTGCTTTACCAGTCTCTAAATGTATTTTCCTAAGACCAGTGGACTTCCACATCTCATTAACAATGTGTACTTGTTCATGATCTATCTCAGGATACTCATTATCCATCTTCTCAAAGCCAGGTAGTTCTTGGACTACCTGACGAATGAGATCTGATACATCTTCTACTATACTTCTGCTCATGCTATTTGCTCAACAAAGGCATTTAGGATAGTTTTATTAGTCATCTTTGAACCCATATGCTTTTTAAATGCACGATTCAATTCTGCTCTAGTTGCAACTTCACCCTTTTGCTTCACTTCCAAATCCTCAGTGCCATCACCAATAGATTTATTAGGCATAAAGAAATGTTTTGTAAATCCAGTTAGACCAGTTACTGTAGCATGTTTTTCTTTACTCCATGTATTTGATATCTTCTCAAGTACATCTTCCTTACCCCAACCAATGTGCTCTCTAACAGTCCTAACCATTTCATTTTTACTGCAAAGACGAATACCAATCCAGTTATAATCAGTAATCTCTTTATAGAAAGATACAATTTGTTGTGTAGTCTTAAAAGGATTGTGATCAAATTTACGAGTATACCCAGTAAGAGGATCTCTTAAAACAAATACCTTCCCACTTGAATGACACATTTGTCTTACAATCAACTTATCATCAATTCCAAAACGACCATCATAGTATCTCTCATTAGTTGTAACATACTGTAGAGGATTTGCTTCACCATCAGTTAAAGAAACTACATTAACTTTTTGCACTTTCTCGACAGACTTCATTTCATTTACAACCTGACGCATACACATGATAGCTTCACCTAAAGGAGTGCCACCTAATCCATAATTTTTATGGTAAGAATAATATCCATAATGAGTCATTGCTTTAGAATGAAGCCATATGTTCTGTAACTGCCTATCTAACTTCTTGTTATTCATCCTAGAAGAAAAGAATTCTAATAGTTTGAAGCCATCACCAACATACAAATTATTATCCTTTACATGATCCTTTTCCATATCGGTATAGGATCCAAAACTATTCTGGAATGCGTAAACTCGGAAAGGTATGTTTACTTTTTTACAGAACCAAACTAGATTATAAGTTTGCTTTAGAGTATCCATTAAGACTTGACTCATGGATCCAGACCAATCTAGTAACATAACCAAGCCATGGTTCTTGCCATCGGGCACAACATTTATTTTCTTAAAGATATCTTCATTATATCTGTAAGTGTGAAGTTTGTTAGTATCGATAACACCAGTTTTAGATACTGAATTTCTTGCATACTGATCTGCAGACTTCTTCATCTCAAACTGTTTTACAAGATAGTTAACAGATTTTTGAGCAGATTTTTTATACTGTCTATACTCACTAAGATTATCTTCCACTCTCTCTGCCTCTATGATAGAAAA